GCCTTGCGGGCAAGGATGATGAAGGCGACATTGTGTGCTTCGTTGCAGGTAAACCATACGTTTTCGAACTTAAAGCAACCGCCAAAATGGATCTTCCCCAGTTTTGGCGCGAGGCTACGGCGGAAGCGGCTAACTACGCAAAAGCGCGTGGCATTACTCCAGTACCGCCAGCGTATGTCATTGTCAAGCGCCGCATGGCGGGACTTGAGCAATCGTGGGTAATACAAGATTTAGACCAATGGCTTAAGACAGAAGGGGTGGCAAAATGAATGAGTCAAGTCGAATTAAGGTGGAAAACCCCATTACAGAAGTTGAAGCAAAAACGCTAGAAAAGGAATCCCTTGAATGGTACAGGATTCAAAACCAAGCGTTAATGGCACAGCGCGATGATTTTATACGACAATTACGTGAAGCAAGAGAGCGCATTAAAGAATACCAAGACTTTTTATCTTTGCTGCGTGACGTCAGAAAAGATGCTTTATACCGTGATTAGCAAACCAGATATTGCCGCCGTGTTGGAATACTATGGGGTGAGTGTTGTATCCCGACACGGATGGCAACCATGCAAGTGCGTAGTGCATGAAGACTCGCATGCTAGTGCGGCCTACAATCTTGAAAAGCAAGCCTATAACTGCCTTGTTTGCAATTTACTTGGCGACGTGTATGATCTAGTATCACGTAAAGAAGATATTAAGGAGTTTCAAGATGTTAAACGCAGAGCAGAAAAGATCGCTAACGGAGTCAGCACACAAGTATCACGAAGCACTAACGCCACAGGCAGCCTCCTACCTAGCGGCACGAGGAATAACCAAGCAAGTCGCGGCTACATTCCTTCTTGGAAGCGTCGTGGAGCCTAGTGCGGGGCATGAACATGCTATTGGTAGAATCTCGATACCCTATATTACTCCTGCTGGAGTTGTCGGTATTAAGTTCCGTTCCATCGGTGACTCAACACCTAAGTATCTTTGGCCAACGGGTCAAAAGATCGGCTTATTTAATGTCATGGATTTGCATAAATTTTCTGACACTATTGCTATCTGCGAGGGAGAGATTGACACCATTATCGCGTCGTCTTTTATCGGGATACCTGCGGTCGGAGTTGCTGGCGTATCCCAATGGAAGGCGTGGTTTCCTAAACTATTTGAATCATACTCTCGCATCCTCATATTTGCGGATAACGATGTCAAGGAGGACGGCCGCAATCCAGGCCAAGAACTTGCAGGACGCATTAAAGAGGACCTAAATGCTGCCATTGTGGTACAGTTGGAACCTAATCTTGATGTCAACGACACCTACCTGAAATATGGTTCGGGCTGGTTTACAGATAGGATCAACGCATGAAGCGCCCTAAGTCTATTAACGTATCTGGTGTACGGTACAAGATACAATACAACCTAGATGACCCAGACGCTTTTGGCGTTACTGACCCAGAAACTAGCATTATTCAATTGCGCGACAACCTTGCTGACGACAAGTTAATTCGGGTATTTGTGCATGAGATTACTCATGCTGTTATCTTTGAAACGCCCTTTTCCACTCGCAAGCGCTTTGATGTGGAAGAAATTTGCGACATTATCGGATATCACTTTCTTAGTGTCTTAAGAGACAATCCCGAAATTACTCAGTTTCTTTTGCGCGAGATTAAAAACGAAGATAGTGATGCGTAATGCATAGTTTTATGTATGGGCCAAAAGACGGCTCCGTGGTTCCTCCAATGCTTTGGGCGCTAGATGTTATAGAGTTAAAGCACATATCGCCCGATGGTGGTACAATTGTGTATTACTACCAACTAGACGAAGAAAGCCATGATTGGATATTCCGAGGAGAAGTGGATGGAAATGATGAAAGATGAATCAGCAAGAACTACAGCAGGTATTAACCCTACTCCAGGGGCTTGGTTTTCAAGTGAAGTCAGCGGACTACCAGACGCTAATCGTCCATATCCCTGGGACGCGCGAGTAAAGTTAGACAATAATTTTGCCACTAGTGTTTGGAGCGTAATGGATGAAATCGGAAACTTACTCATTACAAAGCAAGCCGATTATGGTCCAGGTAATATTAATAACGCTCACGGCGGTGCTATCAACGGTCTGCTTGTCCGTATTGGTGATAAGTTTGAGCGTCTCAAGAACCTTTTTTCTCATAAAATCGAAGTGCCAAAGCATGAGTCTATCGAAGATTCGTTCAAGGATTTGGCAAACTACGCCATAATCGGAATTATGGTTCAGAGAGGGCTATGGCCCAAGTCATGAAAAATTGGGTGATTGTTCCAGATCTTCAAGTTCCCTTTCACGATAAAGGGGCGGTCAGGGCCTTTGGCCGATTCATTGAGTGGTACCAACCCAGCGGTGTAGCATGCGTTGGAGATGAGATTGACTTCCAGGGCATATCCAAGTGGAGTCAAGGAACTGAACTTGAGTGGGAATCGGACATCGGCAAAGACCGTGATGATACTGTGGAAGTCATGAAGCGTTTGCAAGTGACTGACATTGTTCGGAGCAACCACCGAGATAGGCTTTACAACAAGATTCGCATGGCGGCTCCTGGTTTAAGAAAGGCTCCAGAGTTTCACATCGAAAANTTTATGAAATATAAGGAACTTGGCATCACAGATCATGGCGAAACCATGGACATTGCGCCAGGTTGGATTGTCATGCATGGCGACCAGGGTAATGTCCAACCTACCGCTGGCGCTACAGCGCTTGGCCTAGCCAAGCGATCTGGGGTAAGTGTTATCTGCGGGCATACTCACAGGGCTGGTCTAACGCACTACACACAGGCGGTAGATGGCAAGACAAAGATTTCCTTTGGCATGGAAGTTGGCCATATGATGGATATTAAAGCGGCTAAGTACATTAAGGGCGGGCTATTTACATGGGCGCAAGCCTTTGGTTTGCTTACCGTTGTCGGTGACACTGTTCACCCAAAGATTGTATTTATTGTCAACAATTCTTTTGAAGTAAACGGCAAAATATTTAAGTGGTAGAAATTAATCTTTCGGCAGGCGACATCGCCTATGCGATGACGGAAGCGGTGGCACGATTCAACTTTAACCGTGCTAGGGGCAATGATGCGTCTAAAGGCGCGGCTCCTACATGGGTAGAGCAGTTGGCCCGTGAAGTTTCTGGTTGCCTGGGGGAGATTGCCATAGGTAGATGGATGGATAAGTACCCATTTTCACTCTTTGAAGAGCGCAAGATGGGCGATGTGGGTGAGTTTGAAGTACGCACCACTGCTTACTCCACTGGTAAACTACTTATTAATCCTACGGATGACCCAGAACGTAAGTACCTTCTTGTCACCCTTCCAGCATACAACACAGCGCGTATTGTGGGTTGGATGTGGGGGTATGAAGCACAGCAAGATCAATACTGGGATACCAAATTAAGGATACCGACTTACATGGTTAAGCAAGAATACCTACACGACCCTGCGAGTCTTNTATGAGCGAAGTTCTTTGGTTAGATGAGGCTACCGATGTAGCCTCTCAAGTTGCACGTGTGGTACACCGCAAGTATTCTGTTTACTTTGACGTGTCTGACTTAAGACAGGAACTTCTTGTATGGGTTTGGCGCAGGCAGGATAAAGTTAAGGGCTGGTTAGATCATGACCAAAATCCAGAAGATTACAGGGGTGGCATTCGTCAATTAGGCAAAACGCTTACGCGTCAAGCCGATAAATATTGCCGTCGTATTAAGGCACAAAAGTTGGGCTATGAGATTCGTGATGAGCAATACTACGATTCAATTACCCTATCTGAGTTGCTTCCATTCGCATGGGGCGAGGTGGTTGATACTAAGCGCGTAGATGGCGGCGAGAAGGTATCTGGGTCAGGTAATCCCGCCGAGGGTGGTAACTATGTTATTCAACTGTTTGATGTCCGCAGAGCCTTATCTAAGTTAGATGAGATGGATAGGGATGTTCTGGAGTTGAAGTTCGATCAAGGCTTTACCTTTGCAGAGATTGCGGAGACGCTAGAAGTCAGCGATACGACTGCCCATCGTAAAGTAGATGGCGCCATGCGGCGCTTACAAAACAAATTAGGCGGGCCTAATCCCTTTGNAAAGGGAGAAGAGTGAAACGACAAATGGAAGAACAGAATAGAAAATTGTTTGGTACCGATGCCTCANTATGACTACAANTGCCGCTCATGTGGCAGCGTAACAATAGTAGAGCGTTCCATCCATGAGGCGTCAGCCTCTCCGACGTGTTGTGAAGATCTTATGGATAGGGTGTTTTACCCGA